GAACCAAGGCCATAAGTTAAACTCAATATTTAAAACATCATAAAATAAGTTATATAATATTTTTTGTATATTTTCATCTGAACTTTTAATTTGAAGTACTTCACCCATATCATTTTTAAGAGTACTTTCATCAGCTATAATGTCTAAAGCAGAAGCTATAATAGCATCTGTATCCATAGAATCATATTCTGAATATAGTTGAGGTCTTAAGGTTTGGTAATTAAAATTACTTTGATAACCATATAAGGAAGTTGGTGATGTGGTGTAGATTCTATTAAATCTATCTATTAGGGAATTCGTTTCATATTCTCCAGATTGTTGGATCTTGTTTATATCCATAACCTTAAGTTGATTACCACCCTGGTTTCGAATGATAACATCTGTTGAGAATAACCTTTTTAATCTTGAAAATAATCTAGTATCTGCCATTTTACATTTATTATATTGTATAAATATTAATCTTTAATCTAAGAGCCATCTAATATCGTCCTCACCTTTAGAATATGGGTTATCCATCTTATAAGGATTAGTAGGCTGTCCTAAAGGAGTATAAACTCCTTCGTATTTTGATTTAGTAGTTGAGATTCCATCTAACATTTTTTTAGTTAAATCAACCCCATGTTGTCTAAATTTAAACGCTGTATCTCTCATATACATCGCTATACCAAAGGACATAACTAAATCATCATTATATCCTGGTTGTGATTCGGGTCTTCCATTTTTCCATATGAATACTTTCATTTCATCTAATAGTCTTTTTGAATAAAAAGTTACCCCTTTATCCGAGATATATTCTTGGAATTTACTTATTATCATAGGTCTAACTCTTGATGATGTTGTAAATCCAGCTACCATTTTTGATGTATCCATATATTGATCAAAATATGATTCAGCTCTTACTTCTCCACTCTTAGGTGAATAATATAAATTATTATATCCTCTATCTATTATAGTTTGTATAGTTGACCATCCTATACTAGCATTCTCTACAACTAATAAAGCGTTATTATATTCTGTCGCTATTCCCACTAATAAATGTCCAAATTCTTTTGTTCCTAATTGCCCCTTATATTCTCCAACCTGTACGTTATTTTCAATATCCAATATATGAAAGGCTGAGTAATCTTTCCCATCACCTCTAGCAACATCAGCTACTACCATATATGTTCTTGAATAATCACATGGCTCCCATATCCATAAGTTACGATCTGCTCCTCGCTTTTCCAAAGGCTCTTTAATAAAGGTTTTTTCATAAAATTCTATATACTCAGAATAGAATACAGTATCCCCAGAAGTTGAAAACTCAGCGTCACACTCTTGAGCGGCTATTCTAGGATCTCCTAGTAATTCATCCTGCAAATCTCTCCAGGTCTGATCCCTTTCAGGATGGACAAACCAGGGTAATCTAATAGGTAAGAATTGATTTTCTTTATTTTCTGCCCTTACAAAGGTTTGATGAAACCAATTCCCAGTACCATAAGGTGTACTTAACACTATAGCCCCACCACCCGTTGCTAATGTTTGTTGAGCTGATGCCCATATTTTATCTATACCTTCAATGAAGGCAGCCTCATCAACTATTAGTAAACTAACGGCTTCGGATCTACCTGCATCAGAAGCTGCGGATGTAGCTTTAATTTGAGAGCCATTTTTAAGGCGTAAGGTTAGTTTGTTGTTTTCATCTGCATCTACTTTTAACCAGGATGGTAAATTTTCAAACATGAATTTTACCTTTGTAACCATATTTTTAGCTGTTTCCTGTTTAGTAGCTATACAAAGTATATTTTTATCTTTATGAAATAACATTAACCATAAAGAATAACCGGCTGATAGAGTAGACATCCCTAATTGTCTTGATTTATTGAGAATACAATATGGGTTTTCTTGGAATAAAGTAAGAACCTTATCTTGGAATGGGAATAGATTAAATTGTATTCTACCCCTTTGAGGATGTTGGATAAAACAATATTTTTTCATGAAATGTGATGGACTGTTAACACATTTTATATATTCTTGTCTTATTATTTTTTTTATATCACTCATATTATATTAAGACTACCAATGTAAGGATAGGTAGTATAATTGAACCCATAAACCCCATTATTTTTTGGAATTTTTGTTTCCTAATTTCTTTCTTTTGTTTTTTTATTACATCTTCTTTCAATATAATTTCATCCTTTTGATTTTCTTGAATTTGCTCAAAATTTAGAATGACTTCTTTTAGGTTGGAATTTTGAGAAGATAAATTTGTGATGATATCTTTTTGGAGGGTTATTGTATTTAAATTTAAACTATCCCTTTCTTTATAGATTTCCAGTATACTATCAGTAATTTCATACTGGAGTAAATCACTTAATATTATTTTAGCATCCTCTAAAGGTAGGATGATTAAAGTATCCCCTTGGGGAGTAATAGAAGTTTTAATTTCTCCTGTTGAGATATTCTGAGAGGTGATGGGTAATGCTATCACTATCCATATTATTGATAAGAGTAGGTATTTCAGTTTTTGCATCCTCTAATTGTTTTAATTTTTCCTCAGTTTGTTGTAGTATAACTTTTGTACCATCTATTTCTAATAGTATTTCTTGGAGTTCGTTTTGTAATCCTACGTTTAATAAGATAATACTATCATTGGATACTCCAAGCTGTTTGTTAATTTCTTCTAATTCCCTTAACTCATCCTCATAAGTGTCTATGGGGGTTGAAGGTCTAAATATTAATGATAAAATTAAGGCCCCCGCAAGAACTATTATGAAAATAAGTTGTATATTAAATTGAAGCTTCAAGTTTGTTTTTTTCAGTAGTCATTTTCTTTAACTCCTTTTTAATTGATTCTTTTTTATCCCCCTCTGCCTTTTTATATTCTTTAGCTTTTGATTTCATCTTTTTAATAAGGGATTGGAGTTTATTACCCTTTGAAGCTATTGAATCTGCTTTATTTATATCATCTGCCGTAGGTTCTATATCATCTTCTTGTTCATTTACATCACCATATGCTATACTCCTAAGTAATTTCCTTACATTTACATCTAGTCCTAAATATTCTGGTAGAACTTTTGGGTCCTCAATATTTACTTCAATCCATCTTCCCATTTCTGAAAGAGATACTAGTAAATCAGCATCTAATATCTTGAATTTAGGGATAGGATCCATATTAGTTTTTTTTATATACACACCATCTACTTGAGGGGCATATTGCATGTCCTCCCCTAATGGTTCTGTAAATTTAGGACTAACATAAGTACGGGATTGGGGATCGTATTCACCTTCACCAAATTGATCTTCCATTTGATCCATTTTTCTTTGAATACCCCTAAAAGTATCATACATTGAAAGACCCCATTCCTTAGAGTATTTTTTAACAAATCTTATAATAATTTTTTCTAAAGTAGGATTATCAGATTCTGATAATATATATTTTATATTTTCCTTAATAATTTGTTTAAGTTGTTTTTGTTTCATTTAAATAAATTTATTATAAATATGTGAAAAATAGTGTCTCTTGTATTACCTTAATACGTTCTTCAGTAGTACCTTCTAATCTAATAAGGTTTTTTATGTTTTGATGGTATTTATCTAAAAATCTTATAATTGTAAAATCAATTTCATTTCTATATTTACTATCTGTCTCCCTAACTCCATTATCCTCTATTTCAACACCTTCAGGACTTATATAAAATATGTAATCATATTCATGTATTAAATGTGATGCTAAATTTATAAAATCGTTTCTTTCTTGATGGTTCATAGACTTAGAACATTGGGCAAAAGACATAACATCAACAACTGTTCTATCAGTTATAATATTTTCATCCATTAGTTCAGCTGCTCTTTCAGATAGAAATACAGTTTGTCCCTTAATTGTTGAATCTGTATTTAGGGGAATACCTAAATCTCTTAAATATTTTGAACGTTCAGTTCTAAAAGTGTAATTTTTAAATTCGGGTAGTTCTTTTAAAGCGTTTACTAGTGTAGTTTTACCTACCGACATTGTTCCGCAAAATCCTATTTTCATTACTACTTCATTAACATTGATGGGTTTTTACACCATGGAACACCTTCTAGACTTGCTCTAAAATCTTGAAATTCTTCTTGTGTTTTTTCAATCCCATGAAGAAACCATTTTGGTTTTGTTTTGGATTTTTTATCTATAGGCTCAATTGCCGGTCCCTCTGGGTTATGATGTTTCCAATTCTGTGTAGAATCACCTCTAAATAGATGATGGTAAGAATCTCCAACCCTAATTGTTTTGATTTCGTAATACTTTTCTTTTTTCATATTATATTATTTAATTATTTATAATATAAATATAACATCATTTTCTTGGGAAGCCAAACATATCCCTATATATTTTCCATATATAGTATAAAGTCATCTATAACCGTTTTTTCCACCTTATTTAGGTTTTTTTTATGATTTTCTAATATGGTTATAGGATTTAGTGATTCTAAAATTAAAGGTTTAACACCTGATAATACATTTTCACATATTTTAGTATATTTTGGAGTGTAAACTTCTTCATCCCCATAATCTTCTATATCATTAAGATATTCTTTTATCCTTTGAGGTATATTATTTGAGTATTTCATATATGCGTTTTTTTAATTTTATATACATTTCTTTTAAAGTCTTAATTTGACTATTTAACCAACTTAATCTTTCACCCATACGTTTTCCTTCCATAGGGTTTTCTATATTAGACTCAGGAATATGTTTTTCTAAAGGTTTTATATAAGCACTTCCTGCTAAGAATATAAAAGTGTCAGATTCGGGATTAATACCTTTTTCTTTCATTTGAGATATAACGGTTTGAGACCATTTTTCCTTTTCATCTTTATTCATATCTTTTAGAGTCATATCATAGGGCTCTAACTGTTTATCTAAAGGCACCAGATGGTGTTTTGCGGATAAAATGTATGTTTTATCGGGGTTAAGAGACTTACCATAAGCCTTTGTTTTTTGGAACATAGGTGAAGGTGAGTATAAATCTTGGGCTTGTGAAGGTTTATCTAATTTAGCCTTGGTACAACTTAATAATACTATTCTTGCCATTTTATTTTATTATAAATACTATAAGAGTGATTCAACTACATATATTGCGTGTGCCCCTGAAACCGTTATTCCTCTTGCACTTAATGCATCCCCCACAAAGTGAACATTGTCATATTTAGTTAAAGATAAATTATCGTAGTTAACTAATGGTTCAGGTGACAAATATTTTACTTCAGGCATATAAATCCCCCAATCCTCACCTAATGTTGGGAATACTTCTTTCATATCTTCAATAAAATCTTCTATATAAAATGCATAATCACCTAATGCATAATACAAAATATCCATACTAGGTACTACCTCTACTTTTACATAATCTCCTTCTGATGTTTTAGATGGTACTCTATGACTAGGAGAGAAAAACATTCCCTTACCATTAACTTGTAATTTTTTTACTGCTTCTCTTGACCAATCAAATGGCTTATCTATACCTTGTATTTCCATTAGTATACCAAAATTAGTCATATCATTACGATACGCTTCATCTTTTTTAGCATGTCCATTGTAACTATAATCCCCATAAGTGTGTTCAGCTGCTACATAAGCCGCATTATTGTTTGTACAAAATGATCTTAATGAAACACCTCTATCTTCAAATTTTCTATATAATTTAAAATCATATGAAATATCTATTAATTTTTGAAAATGTTTTTGTGGTGCTTCAAATCTAACTCCTATTTGTACTGCTTTAGGTTCAGTTGGTAAGTCATATTGTTCTGCTAATTGTTTACCAAAATCAATTCCTGATTTGCCTACACCAAATATTAGACGATCATAATAGTATTGGTTATATGAAACCGGGCCTACTGTAAATACTTTATTTATTTCAAAATCAATACTATCTACCTTAGTTTCCCATACAAATTCTACACCATTTTCAACTAAATACTTATACCAATTTTTTGCTATTTCTGATAGATAATCTGTACCTACATGATATACAGGGAATAAACGTAAGCCGAAATATGGTTTTATAAAATCAGGTTCTTCTTGGGGATCTGAACATTGTACCTCTTCAGGGTTTGGATGGAAACGTTTGAAATTTGTAATAACTTGATTCATCAAATCCATCGCTTTTTCTTCACCACAGTACTTTGATAATTGACCTCCTATTGAGGTATGGTAGGTTAATTTACCATCTGACCATCCTCCTGCACCTAAAAAACCTGTCATTACTTCTTCAGGTTTTCTGTTGTATGGGTCTTTACCCATGTCTATAACCGTTATTTTACCTTGATAATTGTTGTCTACTAATTTTGTGGCTGCGTTTATACCTGCTACGCCTGCCCCTACAATTACTATTTTTTCCATTTATTAATTTAGTTTTGGTATTAATATACGGAAAAAAAATGATGTCTCCAAACTAGAGACACCAAGTGTTTTTTAAGTTGATTATTTGTTACCAATAATCCTCCTAATAATATTCATCATCATATTCATCATCATATTCATCACTATATTCTTCAGACTCATATTCAGACTCATAATCGAACATATCCTCTCCAGATTTGGAATAATTACCATCTTTGGATTCTATATAATCTAATACTTCTGTTAAGGCGAATTCTATTATTCTTTCATAAACCTCATCACCTTGGTTAGAAGAAGTTACTGCTTTATTAAATATAGAGTCTAAAGTACCCCTTAATGGGTTGCTTGAATTTACTAAAAATGAATGGGCGGGGCCTGCCGTTTCAGCTCCATAACCCTCATAAAATTTGTCCCCATCATTCCACCAACGATAAACAATTCTGTTAATCGCCCTTAACATTTCACCTTCTACAGTGCCTGTTTTTCCTGAACCAGGGACTAATACACTATATAGGGCATCATTTCGTTTTTCTAATTCACCTTCGACAAATCCTTCATTAACTGATTCTTCTAAACCTCTTTCTCTACGTAATTGTTCTTTATCATGAGCTACTTGATCTTTCATCGCTTGTTGTAAATATTCCATTCTAGGGTTATCTGGAAGGGTATCTATTTCTCCTCTTTGGAATTTTTGTAACCAATATCTTTTAGCTTCATCATCTTCAATATCTTCATTAACTGATTCATCAATAGAAAAAGAATTCATAAAAGAATTATATAATTTATGAAGTTTATTTTGTACCCCTTTATAATCAAATGAGTCAGGAGCCATATCTTGAAGAAGATTACCTTGTGGTTTGTTACTATGTTTACCTAATTCTCCCTCTAACCTTTCTAAATTTCTAACAAGATTGTTAAATGTTTTTAGAC